TCTGTAAGAGTTAGTTCATTAAACTTTAAAACAAGAATATCAGTCTTTTCTCTAACAATCTTATTTAATGTTTTTTCTAGTTCTCTTTGTGCTGGTCTGGCAACCTGCTCCTTAAATGTGCGATCTTGAGCAAGTGCTGCTGCTATAGATCCCGAGTCCCCTCCACCAATTTTAGATAATGGCACTTGGTGTGCTACTAAAATATCATCACGATTTTGATTACGATATCTTTCAAAAGAACCTTCTTGAACACCGTTTTCAATGGGCTGCATTGTAAACTCTACTTTATTAGTGTCGCTATCTCCAGGAAGTGGTATGTATAGTGTTCTGTGAGACTGCCCCTTCAAACTTGTCTGAAGGAATCTAAACATTTTATCTTCTGCCTCTGCAGAAAGCCTTGCACCCTTTAGTGTCACAACATAACGAGGGACAGCCTTATTGCTAAAGTAGTCGATGTTATATTGTGACGCTAACTGGTCTCCATGGAGCGAGTTTATTGCCGACATGATATCAGGTACACCATAAAAAGTATTTAAAGGCGAATACTGTTTAAAGTGTATGATTTCGTTAGGTCTTGGATCTGAAGTAACGGGGTTAGCGTTCTTCGCACCAAAATTTCTAAAGTAAACAACTTTCTGTCCTATAATTTGAACAAAGCCATCACGTAGTCTACGAACACGCATCGTTGTTGCTGGTATATGTCCGATATATCCTATTTCACCACGAATAGTTCTACCGACTTCTAGATATCCATTACCTACAGCCTGTACATCTGTATAAACTTTCATCATTGTTGTTGTAAAAGAATCATCGTCATTTAATGATTCTAACCAACCATGCATTTCGATCTTTGCTCTTTCAATTCTATTTCTTGCTCTTGCTACCTGCTCTTTATCTTGATTTGATTCAAGTCTAAGCATTGTTGCTGGAGAAACTTCAAAATCATATCCCAAACCCACAATGTTTTCTACTTTTGCATCAATGGCAGCATGGTTAGCAAATGATGTATCATAATAATTTGCAAGTTCATAAACATTCCATGGTGGAGTAATTACATCAAATAGTCCGTAGCCATTTCTATATACCGTGCCAGGATTAATCTCTTTTGACTTTGCTCCATCAATACCTGACTGCTCTGCTCTTGCACTATCAAGATAACCTTGTGTTGGATTATTTCTATCTGCTTTTTCTACAAGCCGTGTAGTTCTTCTTCTAAAATTATTATCCAAACCATTGTAGGACTTTAGTTCAGACCATGCCTTATTAAATGGATCATCTGCTTTGAACTGATCTAGTGGATTAACTAAATCGTCAACCCTTGCACCTATAATATATTCATTTTCTTCCATTAGTCGTCTGCCCCGTACTTCTTTATTGTTTGCTGCGCTGCATGTACTGCGCCAAGATCATTTAAGTTTGGAATCAATCCCTCTGACATTCTTTGCTTTTGTTCTGAATACTCTTCGTCTGAGATTCTACTTAGTCCCGCAAAAAATACAGCCTCTCCATCTGGCTCACCGTAGTGTGCTGCTGCGTTCCTTAATTCTGTTAACTTTGACAGGTCTCCACGCATAGATGGGATATTTAGAATATTGCCCTGTCCATCAGTAAACCACTTTCCATTAGATTTTTTCCACACATATATGCCCCAGTCATAGTTCTTGTCTATAACTTTTATTTTAGACTTACCAATTTGTCCAGGAATTTTACGTTTCATCACCTCAAGTATACCATATTATACTGCTGATGATGTCGTCTGTTGCCAAAGAATATCTCTGTATACGTTATATTCGCAACTGCCTATACCGAATATCCCGCCTGACTCTACTACTATTTTATTTGTTCCCGAATAACTCTTATATATGTCTTCAGGATCGACCCCGTAATAACTGATTGAAGACTGAACTAAGACACCATTCCAGAGAAAGAATTCTGGTAGCCAATAATCCCAGTCTAGTGTAAGCGGACCTGACCTCTTAACCTTAAACCACGGCCTTGTCGATACCCTCTGAACTTCTTGAAGATTTGTGGACTGATAATAGGATATATTATTAAATAGCATTGGACCGTTTAATTTTATAGAACCCATGACCCCAGAAATATCCAAAAGGTTGGAGAATGATATTCCTAAAAATGCCCATTGCTTTATAGTTATAACTGGATCTTTTACTATATTTCCATTTAAATAAAATGCTATACCATTTTCAATTCTTCCAGTTAATGCATTAACTCCATAAATTTTTCCACGTTGTCCTGTTTGATCGTTAGCAACAATATAAAATCTTATATAAGAATTTTTGGCCTCTATTTCAAATATCTGTGTAGGAGCGTATGGAAAATAATCTTCGTCAAACCTTAATGCAAGTTGCATTGCCATAATTTTATCAAACTGTGTAAGTTGGTTTTCGTTAATAGGTATAAACAAACCTCTGTTAATTAGTGGATCTTGTTTGCCTCTTAACTGAATCCCGCTATTTCTTGTCATATATAAATATGGAGAACTATTTTTATAAATGCTGTATGGATTTTTTCCTTTGTAGTTATAATATATTCCAGACTTTTTATATGGATACATCTTTACATAAGGACTTGTTCCTATAGGATTGCTTGACTCATTAAATGCTTGTGAACAATATTCTAACTTTTTAACCTTAACTCTTTTTCTTAAACTGTTTTTAACATTAAATTCTAAATGTGTAACTATTGCTAAATCATTAAAATCAACATTGCTTGGAGGATACACAATCATATTATTAATAGTTTCATATTTAGTAGATACCCAATCAGACTTCGGCTCTACAGTTCCTTCTTTTGCTGGTGGCTCAATTTTAGTAAAGAATCCATAGTTTTGATTTGCACCAGCCTCTATGTATTGAAAACTAATGTATGATCTTACATATGAATTTGTTGTATCATATTTATATGATCTTGTGATATTGTATTGTAAGTCTTCATAGTCACGATACCCAGTAAACAAAAAGTTATCTAAAGAATCATATGTTCTCTTTCTTGGATAGTTATACTTATTATAAAGTTCTGCATAACTCCACTCTGTTTGCTCTGTTTCAATTTCATAAAATTTTGATGGTGCGGGATAATTAATATTAAACTGTAAAAAGTCTAAGTCATATGTCTTATCACCTTCAGCATCTGTAGTGAATTGAGCATAGTATGTTAACGGCTGATAATCTTCCCAGTATCCAACTATGTCTATGTCTAATCCGTATTCCTCTAAATATCTTGAAGCAACAAGAGTGTATGAAGCGGTATGGTCCAATATCTTATCAAAAAGCATAAGACCTGCAGTCCCACCGTCAACTAAGTAATTCCATAACTCCTGATTATATAAACCAGCATCAATAACTAACGCATTTGTATAATCGTCAAGACTAAAATAATCTGCTGGTAAACCATTTGAACCAAATGCTGGTGCTACTATAGAACTATTACGTGCATTAGCAAGTCCAACCTTATATATATTTCCATCAAACCATGAAGCAAAAAATTCATCATTGCCAACGTAAACCTTGCACTGTGAAATGTTTCCAAGTATTGACGCTAACCCTGCACCGAACCAATTAACTGCATTTTCAATATTAAATCCTGCATAGAATCTTTCACCTTTATTTATTTCAATACTTTGCTGATGAATAATTTTTATTGGCTCATTTCCTGATTTAACGGCATAAGTTATTTTTGAACTACTTTCATATAAATAAACATGTAAATAATTATTATTTGGATCTATGATTTTAAATAATGTCATTGGCTGCTCAAACAGTTGGAAGTGGATATTCTGGACTAGATAAAATATTATTGTTAATAGACAGATTATCATTTATTCCTTGACTCCAGTTACCGATGTCTGGATATGAGTAGTTGTTAGAATAATCTGCAAACGCATAGTCAATCAATAAGGACTTTCCGCTATATGCTGTATTAATGTTGTCTGGAGACTCAACACCTTGTCCATAAACAAATCTTCGTTTTGCAACTATGTTAGAAACTTTATATGGATATATTCCAACACAATCTACTTCTAGTGGACTAACGTCGCTATAAGCCCAGAATCCTAACCATTCTTTTGATGATTCAAAGTTTAAGTTTTCAGTTTTATAGGATATCGAAAGAACTTCTTCTCCATTAATGTATAATTTTGAGGAGTCTTCTAAATATAATATATGAACTAGCATTGGGCGAACCCATTCACCAATATAGTGTGACGCAGAATATTGTCCTATTTTCAAAACAAGAAATGGTCCATCGACATATAGTCCATTATCATCTTCAATATTTCCAAAAATCTTTTTAGGCTCAGTTGCATCAGAATTTATTCTTAACCACATCTCAACTGTATATGTTTTATACTTACCAGAATTATTTAAAAATCCCATTGACGGCAAAATTAGTGATGGCTTGTTTTCATTGGGGAAAATTATTGTGCAGTTAGATGTGCCGTAAACCATAGGTGCACCAGAGTTTTTAGATAGAAGTGCGTTGTTACCTACAATATAGTATCCATCGTTTTCTTGTAATCCGTATGATCTTGCTGGATATCCGTAGGTTGTTTCGGTAAAAATTCCAGATGGTATCTCTATAGGCTCTACACCTAAAGATGTAGATGCAAACTCTTCAGACCACTGACCGAACGTAATTCCATTTACTAAAATTGAGTTCTCATTTGAATCTGAGTACCCGCCTAAAAAGTTTGCTTTAAATACAATACGCATTTGACCTTCGTCATTTGGTATATTAAATGTTTCTGACAAGAACATCCATTTTTCCATTATTGTTGTATTAAAGATTTTAGTTTTCTTTATGTAATCTCCCAAAGCAACATCATAATATTCATAACCTAACTCATAACTTGTAATATATGGACTTGTTGAATATACATAAATGCCTATAGCAAATGTTCCAAGGCTTGTACTCAATTCAGAAAAGTCAAGCATGTTAGGACTTATGCAATAAAATGCACCAGAGTCTGAGGATATAGGCAGTCCTTTTATTTTTGTTACGCTACTATTTATAAAAGGCTCATCTAAAACATCTGTAAAACTTTCTACAGTACAGCCTTCGGTTGCCCAGTTATAAATGTTTCTATTTGCATTTGTGATTAAAGAAACATAGTCAGCAGAATCATCTAACGACCACAGCGCTATTGGATGTTCAGAAAATGCTTTATCTGCGTATAAGTTTGAAACAATAGACATTATGGGTCTATTTTATCATACTACGAGATTTTTATTTCGCAAGCATCTGTAGTACAGTACATTTCGCCCTGTGCCTCTAGATTTTCAGCACCGTCATAAATAGCGGACCAATCAATCTTTTTAATTTGTCCTATATAACTATCATATTCTTCTTTAGTTATTTGAGTATATGGTTGCTGAGGATAAACTGTATTTCCCATAGGCAAAAATGAAACAGCCTTTAGTTGTCCCTCGTACATATGGAGCGCAGGCGCAACATGCTTTGCTTCAGTTTCTTTGTCAAATGAAAGCGTTACAGACACGCCATTATCTGACCAATATTTCTGAGCAGTAGCAGCAAGCGCAATCTTCTCAAACAATGTAACATCTTTTTCAGATCTTGGATGTCCAGAGTGAACTGGGAAATATACGACAGTTGTA